TGATTTTAGGGTTGATCTTATAGATGATAATGGGCAAATTAGTAGCTACGAATATAGCAACTCTAGTATTCAAATAAGCGGAAGTAATCAATATATAGAAGGTAGCGATAATTTATTGCCAGGTCAATTAAATTTAGGAAAAACAACATCTGCAGGAATTGTTTTAGATGGAACTTCAAATAAAATTTCTACTTACGGATATAATGGCGGTCAAGGATTTGCATTTTGGTCGGGAAGTCAAATTATTAGTGGAAGCTCTCAACCCGGCACTGGATTTTTTATAGAAACTGGGGCTCCATTTTATCATTCAATAAAAGCTGCTGGTGGCGGTAAAATTGAAATAGTTGCAAATATATCTGGATCAGCTCCTATAGGCGGCGTAACTGAAACTACATTTAATGCATATACTAGTTCAGTTAGTTCAGTTATAACTTCAATTAATTCATATACTAGTTCAATTAACTCAGTTACAGGTTCATTTGCTACGACGGGGTCAAATAACTTTATAGGAGATCAAACTATCTCTGGGTCAGTTTCTAGTAATCTTGCATACGTATCAAAAATACCTGTCGTGACTTTAGTTAAATCAACAACTACAACAGCATATATTTATGATGGTGAAAGGCATGTAGGTGGCTCATTTGATGTTCATATACAAAAAAGTAGTTCACAATTTTGTATATATCATGTGTTAGTAACTAATGATACTGCTATGACAAATACTGCATGTACTAGTGTTTCATCTGCTTCATATGGAGAGGAAGTAGCTCAAAAAGTAATATTTTCATCTGATATTAGTGGGGATTATGTTAGATTGCGTATACAGAATACTGATAATCTATCAGATTTTGATTGCAGAGTATATCCTAGATTAATTTACAATATATAATTTAAGTATATTTATAGTATATGAATAATAAAATAATAGCAATATATCCAGGCAGATTTCAGCCTTTTGGAAAGCACCATGCAGCTACATTTATGTGGCTTCAAAATAAGTTTGGTAAAGAAAATACTTATATTGTAACATCTAATAAAGTAGAGGGCAAATCTCCATTTAATTTTCAAGAAAAGAAAGCTATCATGGAATTATATGGTATTGACCCTTCGCATATTATTGAAGTTAAAAATCCATACAGCCCTGTTGAGTTATATGATAAATATGACCCTATCCCAGATGTACAGCCCGTAACTGCAGTATTTATGGTTGGTGAAAAAGATATGGGTGAAGACCCTAGATTTAAAATAGGAACAAAGAAAGATGGGAGTCCTACTTTTTTTCAGGATTATGAAAAAAATAAAAATAATCTTAAATCATTACCAGAGCATGCGTATCTAATCACAGCCCCTCATATATCACTTAATATTCCTGGTTATGGAGAAATGTCTGGAACAGAAATAAGAGCATCTTTAGGAGATACTACAAAATCTAGAGAAGAGAAAAAAGAAATATTTAAAGAAATATTCGGGTGGTATTCTGAAAAAATGGCAAATTATATTTTTGATAAATTAGAAAATAGCATGACTGAAACATTTAGTAAAAATTGGTGGTTAGATACTTTACTTCAAGAAGATTGTTGGGATGGTTATAAACAAGTAGGAATGAAGAAAAAGGGAAAGAAGCAAGTTCCGAATTGCGTACCTATTAATGAAGTAGATTTAGTTACATGTGAAATTTGTGGTGAACAAATGAAACAAATAACTCCAAACCATTTAAAATACAAGCATCAAAGTACTTTAAAAGAATATATAGCTACATACCCATCATCGAAATTATTATCAGATTCTTTAAGAAAAGAATTGAGGGATAAAAATCCTATGAAGTCATCAAGTTCTATAAAAAAAATAGCAGATACTAAATTACATAAACATGGAAATCCTAACTATAATAATATCGAAAAGCAAAAATCTACAATTGAAATAAATGAATTAATTAAATATGCTTTAGAAAGTACTGGTGCTAGTTCTGTACAATTATTATTGTGCGGAGGCGCAGCAGGACATATGAAACATCCATTTGATTTGCCACAAGTTAATACTGGTAAAGATTTAATAAATGTATTTAATGATTCTGCAAACTACTTAACAACAAATCCAGCATCGATAAAAATTGATGGAGTTAATGCATCAGTTAGATTAGTTACATTAGATAATAAGAAGCAATTTGTTTTAGATAGAGGTTCGATGAAACCTTTAGATGTAAAGGGAATTACTAAAGCAGACTTATTAGATAGATTTGGAGAAGGTCATGGATTTATTGAAACTGGTGGTAGAGTATTAGATATTTTTAATGACTCATTACCTAGCATTCAGCAAGAGCTTAAGGCTCTAGGAATGTGGGATAATCCAAATGTAATGTTTAACGTTGAGTATGTTGCTGGTAGTACTAATGTATTATCATATGCTAAAAACTTTTTAGCTATACATGGGTTATTAGAACTATTTCAAGCTACACCAAAACGACGTGAATCAAAAGAAATTCCTTACAATAAAAAAGCATTAGAATCATTAGTAGCAAAAATGAATCCAGTTGCTGAAAAGTCTGGATTTGAAGTTGTTCATGAATTTACTACTAGACCTGCTAAGCCTGCAAATTTAAGTTCTGTATTAAGTCAGAAGCATACAATAATTATTGATGATAAAAAAGAATCTAAATCATTAAAGCAGTGGTTAGATGAAATTCAACAACTTCCTTCAGATAAAAAAGTAACATTAATGGACGGAAAATCTGTAGGTGCAGTATCTAAAGAAATATTGCTAAGACTTTCTGGAAATAATAATTTAAGTGAAGTAGTAAAAGATCCTGCTGATTATAAAGCAGCAATTGATGGGTATTTTACTTATTTAGCAACAATGCTTTTAGGAGATGAAGTATTAGAGTCAATTACATCAGATTTAGGTGATAGCAAAGATCAAGAAGGTATTGTAGTACGTGGATTATATCCTGACGTATTTAAAATAACCGGGTCTTTTATAATAAAAGGAATGGAAAGTCAATTTAGAAAATAATTATATAAAAGGTTATGGCAAAAAAATTACAAAACATAAAAGCAATCAATCAAATGCTCTCGGGCACACACCGTACCCAAAACAAAACTACCGTTGGATATGAATCTAAACAAGAAGATCATAAAGTGGGAGATAAGTGGTTCGATGAGAATGGTGTAGAATGGGAACAAAAAGAAGGATATAAAATCAGTTCCTCTAAAGCTTTAGAAGCAGTTCGTGCAGCATTAAAATCATTTTTATTACCTAAGGTATGTCCTAAATGTAATAAAGAAATGAAAAATAATCAATATAACAAGAAAATGTGGAGCGTTCATAAAATGTGCTTTGATTGTGTTATTGATATGGAACATGAACATAGAATTAATGGTACATATGATGAATATGCTAGAAATTTAATGAAACCAAATATCGAAGCTTGGTTAAAGGATGCAAGAGCTGAAATGGAAGGTATTAAAGAACTTCTTTTAAAAGCAGAGTATGTTAATTCAGACGGTACGATTGAAAAATGGGATTCTCCTTGGAAAGGAAAAGAAGAAGAATTAAATGAGTTATTAGAAAATGATTACCAAAAAATAAAAGCTCAATTATTAGGAGAACAAATAAATGAACCTACAAAAGATAACTAATATTATAACAATCTTTGGTATTGTGATAATAATACTTTATATTCAGTATTACAGCACAAATTTAAATACTGATATTCAAAAATTAAAACAAAATATTGAGTTGCGAGAAAAGCAAAATGATAGTATATCATTAAAATTAGATTCTATTGCTGCTAAAAAAGCTAGAGTTATTAATAATATAGACAACAGAACTACTAATATTAATAACTTATATGATGCATTAGATAATAAACCTGTATTTGACACAAGTATATCAAATGCAGTTTTTTATTTACGCGAATTTTCAAATAAAAAATATTAATATGAAAAAATTATTATTAGTAATTATATATGTTCTTTGTTTAGTATCAAATGTTAAGTCTCAAGATACATGCTTTACTAAAAAACAGATAGTAAACATATATAATAACATTAGAGTGTTAGAGTATAATGACTCTATTCAAAAACAATTAATATCCCAATATAAGTTTCAAGAACATGATTATAGAAATCTTAGAACGATGGATAGTACTACTATAGCAGGTCAAGTTATTCAAGTAGAAAATTTACAACAAAATTGCAAAGATTTAAAAGAAATTTGTAAACAAGTTACGCCGGCATGGTATGAAAGACCTTTATTTGTTATCATACTAACTTCTATAAGCACGGTATTTGTATTAAGAGCACTATAATATGGCAGATGTTAATGATTATCAAAATAAAGTTCAAGGCGCTCAAAGTGTAAAAGACTTAATTAGAGATGAATATAAGAAATGTGCAGTAGACCCTGTATATTTCATGCGTAAATATTGTTATATTCAACATCCTGTAAAAGGAAAAATGCTTTTTGATTTATATCCATTTCAAGAACAATGTTTATATGATTTTAGAGATAATGATAGAAATATTATTTTAAAGTCTCGCCAGTTAGGTATATCTACATTATCTGCAGGATATACATTATGGTTAATGGTCTTTCATGAAGATAAGAACTGTCTAGCAATTGCAACTCGTCAAGAAGTAGCAAGAAATTTAGTTACAAAAGTAAGAGTTATGTATGATGGTTTACCTTCTTGGTTAAAGCAGAATGCTCAATCAACAGAAGATAATAAACTTTCATTACGTTTATCCAATGGTTCTCAAGTAAAAGCATCATCTACATCTACAAGCGCTGGTCGTTCTGAAGCTGTATCATTACTAGTAATTGATGAGGCTGCATTTATTGAATCTAATACAATTGAAGAACTTTGGGGTGGTTTGCAACAAACAATGGCAACCGGTGGTAAGTGTATTATGTTA